TCAGTGTTCGCTTTTCGTATTCGTTCTGTCCCGGCGCGCTTTCTGCGCCTCTTCGGCTCGCGCCCGCTGCACGGCCGCGCCAGCATAGAGCCGGATCATGGTCGCATCCGCGTGGCCGGTGATTGCCTGGATGTGCTCGTTCGTCATGCCGGGGATGGACGCGATCTCGGTCGCGGCGGCGTAGCGAAGCGCGTGAATGTCGTAGTCTTCCGCGCCGATCTTCTTGCGCACTGCCATGATGTCCTTGTGCGCAAGCTGGTAGCTGATGCGTCGGCCGTCGTCGTGGCAGATGATGAACAGCCCCTTGCGCTTCTCAGCATCAAGAACGGTCCGAAGGCGGTCTGTGAGAGGGATGTAGAGCTCTTTCTTCGTTTTCCCCTGAGTGAGGGGGAAGCCGTCCCCGTCGAGATCAGACCAGCGCAGGGACAGCACGTCATTGATGCGTTGTCCGGTCCCTAGCAGCATCTCGAAGAGCAGCAGTGTTCGGCCTTCAGCTTCCGCGCGGAATGCTTCTATGAGGTCGACGGGCCAAGGCTTGCGCTTCCTTCCAGCTGGGTCCAGCCGTTCGACCCCATGCGCCGGGTTACGATCAAGCCATCCGATCTGGATACCGTAGTTCAGCAGCGCAACGAGTGTGTCGAGCTTCCTGTTTGCATCAGTCGGCTTGTCGGCTAGTGCATCCCGCATCTCGTAGACATGAACCGTTCTGAGCTTGGCCGGGTCAACATTTCCGGCGGTCTCGCTGAGATAGAGTAGGTGCCGCTCGTGCCCGCGCCGCGTGTTGTGCGCGTACTTCGCCCACTTCGGCGAGCGCATCCAAAGTTCAATCAGCTTGGATATGGTCTGTTTCGGCGTCGCGACACGACCCCGCATCAGGCGGGCGTAGTCTGAGGCGAACTCGGCAGTGCCAGGCTCGCTGTGGATACGCTGGCAGATCCCGCCACGGACGAAGTAGAGGTAGCCCTTCTTTCCTCGGGCGTAGACGTAGGCGGGGAGGCTTCTCTTCACTTGCGGTTCCAGTTCACGAAGTCAGGCTCGTCGCCGTTCCGCTCGGCCGCGGTGGGCGCTATCTTGTAGACGCGGGACTGGTGTTCGATGGTGATGGTGACGCCGGTATTCTGGCATACCTGCGCAGCCTCTGTGAGCCATTTCGGCGGTTCCGGCTGGTGAGGCGTTGGCATCACTCGCGCTCCCTGTTCGCGATTTCAAGCAACACGTCGGCGTGGCACGGGCCGTCCAAGGGACACCAACACGCGAGATCCTTGCCGCGTAGCTCGCGTCTAACCTCTTCGACGAAAGCTGACTTTTCCGGTCGCTTCATCAGCTCGCCGAACAGGCTCGCCAACATCGCTCGGTCAACGCCACGACCATCGCCCTGGTAGGGATTGCCCCATTTCGACGGTCTCGCGACCACGACAGCGTCGGGGTGATCTTTGCGCCAGCCGCCTTTGCGTCGTGTCATCTGAATGCGCTTCGGCATCATTCGCGCTCCTCCTTGGCGGCACATGCCGCACACGCCGCGTCTCCGGCGCTATCGAGCGTCGTGGCCGGATCCGCGCAGATCTCACACCGCGCGTCCGCGAGCTCCACGAGGCGCTCGAGCTTTTTTACCCGATCGGCAGCCGCATCGCGCTCGGCCGTCACGGCCCGCAGCGCGTTGGTGATCTTCTTCACCCGGCTCGGTGTCGCACCGTGCTCGGAGATGTCCGCGATGAGCCGCTTCATGCGGTTGGTGGTGGTGTTGGTCATGCCTGCGTCGCCTTGCTGCTCTTGGCGCGCCACTGGGCCTCGCTGTCGCCGAGGCGAAAGTCGAGCTCTTCCTCGGTCTCGACGTTGAGGTGCATGTCGTTGGCAAGCTCGCGGTAGACGTAGTTCCACCAGTCGCGGATCAGCGGGTCTGGGTGCTTGTAGCCGATGATCTCTGCCGCGTGCATGAAGTGCAGCTGGAAATGGTGGGGCAGCTCGTCTAGCGACTGCAGGTATCTGTCGAAGACCGGCTGCATATGCACGGTCCAGCTTTCCTCGTGCGGGATCGCCGGCGACCAGCTGTAGCTCGGCCCGGTGAAGCTGCCGCCCCGCGGGTCGTAGGGGTTCTCGAACACGTTGTGATCCAAGGCGCCCAGCAGCACGCAGCGGCGGAACCAACGGATCATGTACTTCGACGGGTGATACTTCGCGACGCCGTCCGGCCCGCGGATCGCGGTCAGCAGCACGGTCTGCTGCATGCAGGTGAGGGCGTGGGTCCATTCCTGGGTGACGATCATGTTTGCCTCCGACGATTGTTTGATTTCAGCCTTCGCTGTCCGCGAGCGCGCGCATGTCTGCGGCGACCAGACGGTATGCTGCCCCGAGAGCAATTCGGTTGGCGGTCATCGGGTCAGCTGATCCGAGCTGGGAGCAGTTCAGCTTCTGGTCCGCGATGTGGTCCAGGTAGTCGGCGATCTGCCGTTGCTGTCCGCGTGTCGGGGTGGTCATGCCTCCACCTCCACGCTTGCCGCAACCAGGTGCCCGCAGTTTGCCCTGGCCAGCGCCTCGGCCACCGGCGGGCAAAAGCACTGTGGTTGATCCGAACGGATAGGTCTCCCACGCTTATGCCCTTCCGGGCGTGAATTGGCAGAATCGTTCAACTCTGACAGGTATATAGGTGTCCGTGAGTGGTTGGTTTGGTACGAGTGCCCAGCGATATGTTGCATCAGTCTATTGCGGCTGGAGCTCCGGGCGACGGACATCGATTTTCGAGTATCATCGGTCCCGGCCGTGGTTGTAGCCACGTCCGGGACTTTTGATTTCAGTCGCGACTTCATCGCCTCGGTGCGCTTCACCTCGCGATCGATGGCGTCGGTTTCGAGGTTCTCGTCGGACAGGCGCTCGAGCTGGGCGAAGAGGTGGTTGTTGAGATCGGTGAGCTTGTTCTTCATCCGTCCCACCCCGCCGCCTTGATCGCGGTCGCGATGAGCCAGCCGAGGCCCCAGATCGCTCCGAGGCCGGTGAGTCCGCCGCCGATCAGGACGATGCTCCATGCGGACATCCTGCTGGGCTCATCCGGGTACTCGGCGAGCTTCTCGATGAAGCGCCAGAATGCACCCTTGGGCTTCTCGGCGCAGGTCCGCTGGAAATAGTCTTCGCTGTGCATGGATGTCCTCCTGCGCTGGTGACCATCGCAACGCCCCGCTGCCGGGGCGCTGACATGGGCATCAGCTGGATTCGGGGTGGCCCTGGAAGATGGGGAGCTCGGTGGCGTCGGCCGCGATCTTGAGCGCCTCGTCGAAGGCGGCTTCGAACGCCCTTTCCGGGTTGTAGATCGACAGGATGAACTTCACGGCGGATCCCGACTTCCGGTAGCGGAAGCGCACCGGCATCCGGTAAGGGGCGCCGTTCAGGAACACGGGGATCGTGATGATGATCAGGTTCGGCACGCTGAGCGGCTTGCCGTCGGCGTCCTTGTGCTCGTTGAGGAACTGGATCTCGCTCTCGCCGGTGTCGCGGTTGGTCTTCACCGTCAGGTCGCTGGTCTCGTAGACCTGGAAGCGGCGCGACATCGCGAGCAGCTGGCCCAGCTGGCCGTAGCGGCCCTCGATCTGCCGCGCTGTCTGGATCAGACGGTTCTCCCAGGGCTGGTTCTTGTCGTTCTCGGTGAGCGCCAGCACCGGCGGCGTCGGGTCCATGATGTCCTTCGCGTTCGCCTCGATGAACTCGCCCATCTCGTCCTTGTCGAGGGCGCGCCCCGAGATCCCCATCCACGCCTGCCACTCCTTGGAGAGGGGGAAGCCGTAGACCGCGCGGTGGTGGCAGTGCCGCGCGGTCGGGTCGCCTTCCGGGTTCAGGGGGTCGATGGCGCCGGCGCCGTGGTAGTCGGCGATGCAGGTGAGCGTGGGAGCGCTCATCTCAGGGTTCGCGAAGAGCGCCGAGGTGTCGCCCTTGAAACGATTGGCCCAGAGGATGAGGCTGTCGAGGTCCTTGAGCTTCGCGGTGCCGCTCCGCCGCGCGGGTTTCAGGAACTCCAGAGCGGCGCGGTGGTGCGTCGTGAGGTTCTCGACCTTGCGGTGGTTGGGCAGCGTGACCAGGTGGGGCTTGGTAAGGTCGAGCCCATCCGGCGTCTCGACCGGGTCGTGGTGGCCGATGTCGGCCATGATGTCCCGCATCGTCTCGGCGGGGTTCTGCATGGGGATGAGGTCTTCGGACATCTGGTGTCTCCGTGGTTGGGGTGATCAGTCGACGTCGCGCACTTCGCCGGTCTCCGGATCGAAGTCGGTGACGTCCCGGACCGGTTGGTGCATGCGCGCCATCATCGGGCTGTAGAGGGTGAGCTCGCCCGCATCGTTGATGAAGGCGGCGGCGCTGCTCTTGGGCTTCTTCGGCGGCTTGAACTCGACCTTGGCGCCCATGCCGACATCGCCGGAATTGCCGACGGCGTAGTCGATCGTGATGCTCATGGAACCTGCGCAGCCCTTCGGCCCGTGCTCCTCGAGATGGTCCATGAGATCCTGCATCAGGCTCTGGTGGCGTTCCATCACGTCGGCGAGGAAGCTGCCGCCATCGAACAGGGTCAGGATCTGCTCAAGGCTGCGCATCTTGTAGGGGTCGTGGGGCTCAGGGCGGTTGACCTGCGCCGGGGGCTTCTTGTTCGCCATCACGGGGCTTCTCCTTCTGAACTGATGCCCCCTGCCGCGCGCATCGGCATCGCATTTGCGGCAGGGGGATGCGGGCACCTCGCCCGGCATGGGTTATCTCGGGGCGGCGATCTCGCCGCAGAGCAGGTGGGCCAGGCGGCGCGCCGAGGCGATCTCTGTGTCATCGTCGGAGAGTGCGATCACCGCGGTGCATGCCTCGAGCATCACGTCATCCGGGACGTCGTCGAGCTGCCATCCGGGTAGGGATCGAAGCTGCCGGGCATACCACAACTGGTCGCCCGGCAGCGGGACAGGCGCGGGTCCGTGAGTGATGGCTTGCGCTGTCGTGTGGGTGTTCATGCGGCCTCGCCGCCACCAAGATGGAGCTTGCGGGCGACGGCGGCGTGGATTGCCGGCAGGGCACGCTGGCGCCCGGCCTCGACCTCGGTCATCGCCGGCGTGGGCGGTTCGGGCTCGGGGTCGCCGTCGGTGATAACGTGCACGAGCGTCGGGCGTCCGGAAATGCGGGCTTCGAGGTCGTGGAGGCGGTTCCCTGCCTCGTGGGTAATTGGGTGTCCCTGCCGCTGCTTTGCGAGCAACCAGAAATCTTGGCGGGTGATGCGGTCAGCGGCGGCGGCCTCCGGGTTGGTCAGGAAGGCCGCCTCTTCGGGGAGAACGTACTTGTTCGGCATGAGTGCCTCCATCGGTTGATGAAGGCACGCTAGTGGGGTATTGATACCCCTGTCAATAGAAAAAGGGTATCAATACCCCATAATGAACGGCATCACATCGCGCCGGGGGCGGCGGCGGAGCGTTATGTGCAGCCTTTTGGCGTGCCGAGATGTGGGTTGGCTAGGTCTTCAGATAGCTCTGCACCACCGCTTCGATCGCATCGGCATGGCTGTAGATGTCGCCGGGGCCATCTACGCGAACCCTTGTTTCCGTTTTGCTCTCGTCAAAGAGCCCAATATTCTTCGTTGTCGCAGAGTTGAAGTATAGCCTGCAAATCGGGCGACGGTTGTTATCATCCATTAGGATGGCGCAGTAACTTTTGGCGTCACGAATGGTGATTCGGCTGACCGGGGTAAGCTTTGCGGCGATAGCGCGTACGATCATGAAGCCCTCGATCTCTTCCTCAGTGGTTTCGATTTCGGCTTGTGGAGCTTCATGTGTCGGCGTGGGCTTCGGTGTGGGGGCGGTATTTGAGCTGCCCAGTGTGATGCTTAATTTATCTTGGATCTGATTGCGTATGATCTCATTCAATGCGGCCTGAATGGCGGGCTTAAGCTGCTCGGACACGGACTTCGTTATCGGGCCCTCGTGGATCTGTCGTCCGACAAGCCGTACGAAGTCGTCATCCGGTTCGTTCATTTGCTGTGAAAGATAGTTGGCGGCTGCGCGCGTGTATTTCAGGTTGGACGCCGCTTCGACAATCGAGTCAATGGCAAAGCACTCCTTCTGGAAGCGGGCAATCTCCTGAACCTGTGCTCGGTCATGGTTTTGGAAGTCGAACTTAAAGAAAGGCTTGCTGTCCATCTTGTTCGGTTCATCTATGTCTGAGAAGAACCAGGCCTCCTTGCCATTGGTGAGTATGGCAAGGCGAGCTTCAGTGACGTGGAAGTATCTGAAAAGCTGGCTGAACTGAGTTTCGCCGAGCTTGCTGTTGATCGGCTTCGCTTCAACGAGCATGGCAATCTTGCCATCGATCTTGATCGCGAAATCGACTTTCTCACCCTTCTTTGTCCCGACGTCGGCGACGAACTCTGGCATTACTTCGTCTAGATTGAAGACGTCGAAGCCAAGGGATTGGATGAACGGGAGAACGACAGCGGTTTTTGTCGCTTCTTCGGTCAGGGCTTGGCGCTCCGCTGACTTCGATCTCGCAGCAAGGGTTTCCATCTGCTCAGCGAAACTGCTCATTCTTTACTCCTAACGATGCGATTCGGGTGCCGAATAAGCGTGAGATGCGCGTTCTCTGGGAGTCTAGGTTTTTTTGCGCTAGCCGTGCGATTTCCGAGCGAGGTCTGCTGGCCAATGAAGGCGGACTGCAGCGGCCCATTTAAGGCGCTTGTTCCACATGTTGTGCGCGCCAGGATTTAGCGAGATAAGGTGGAAGAGGCCTGGTTCATCGCCAGCCTTTACTTGCTTAACCCAGCCCATCCCGTCCTCGTCCTCCACAACGCAACGGTGCCCGACTACGTCATCCGGTACGCCGTCGTGGCTGACCCGGGTATAGAAGAGAAGGTCGCCGTCGCTATAGATCGGCTCCATGCTGTCGCCTTCGATCTCTACTGCGACCACGCCAGATGCCGATAGGCCCGGAGGGCACTCAACCTGAGGGCCGTCGCCCTTCAAGTAGGCGTCAAAGACGGGAACCTTGGCGCCAGCCCCAACCTTGCCTGCTATCGCAATTGTCTGGGGGTGTATCAGGCTGCCGTCCATGAACTGCTCGTAAGTCCCGCCGAATGCCCTTGCGATGAGATAGGCGTCATCAGCATTCGTTGTTGCAGTTCGTCCGCGAGCCACCTGTTTTAAGCGCTCATACGGGATACCGGTCTCCGAAGCTAAGCTGCGGACGGAGCGCCCGGTCACAGCAAGGGCGTGTTGTAGCGCTTCGATGAACGTGCGGGCCATAGCGATTTTGTCAATCATGGCGTCCGGCTTCGCTAGGGGTGCAAATTACCCTTGCCAGATGGGGTAGCAATACCCCATAAACCTGACCATGGAGCAGTTGATCGCAGAAGTTGAGGCCTACGCTGCCTCGGTAGGACGTACCCCGCAGGCGGTGCTGCGCGATGCCATAGGCGCGGGCTGGCGAGAATGGGGATCGTGGAAGTCGCGAAAGTCGAGCCCGACGATGACCCGCGTCGACAAGCTGCGTGAGTTCATGGCCGAGAATCCCCCGACCGAGGACGCCGCATGACAAACAATCTGAAACTCGTCGTATCGAATGAACCATGCGGCGACGCTGACTCAGTGTTCCCGCGCGTGTCGCGGTCCAAAGCTTTGGACCGATACCGGATGCAGGTCATCGCGGCCGAGATCTGGTCGGACTGGCTGCGCGGCGCCTTTCGGCGCCCTGAGGATGTCGCCGGGTTCTTCGAGGTGCGAAACAGCACGGCCTGGAACTGGTGGAACGGCACGACCCGCCCGACCGCCGACAAGGTGATGATCGCAACGCTGGAATGCCCCGGCTTCCTGGATCACCTCGCGGCTGTTGTCGCGGCGGACGCGAAAAGGGCGGCCTGATGCCTGCCCGTTCCGGTTCAAGACTTTCGTACGTCCGGCCTGTCCGGACCTGCCAGGCGGGGGAACAGGCCCTCTGCCACCTCACGCGCGGGGCGGTGTCCCACGGTGGCCACCTCTCTTCCTCCGAGGCCACTCCGCCTCGCGCGTCCTCTCAGATCTGGAGCGCCGCCGGGACCCGGCGCAGCTTCCTGTCAGGCCTTGCCCCGGTGTCGCCCACGGCACCGGGGTCTTTCATGCCGAGGGCGCCGCGGTGACGGGGTCGAAGGAGAATGCCCGTCGTCGGGTCGAGAGCTGGGAGGAGATGGAGCTCCGCCACGCTGCCGAGCGGCGTGAAAAGCTCGCCGAGCTGATCGGGACCATGACCTCGGAAGGGCTGCAGGTGCTGGCGGATCTCCCCATAGAGGCGACAGACATCATCGCGGCGCGGGTTGCCGCCAAGCATGGCGTGAAGCTGGCCGTCATGCGCGGCCCCTCGCGGATCAAGGCGCTTGTCGTCGCTCGGCAGGAGGCCTTCCTGGTCATGAGCAGGGCAGGGCTCTCATCGCTCGAGATCGGCGACTACTTCAGCCGGGACCCCAGCACGATTCAGCACGGCATCACCGAGGCGCGCGCGCGGGCCGCGAAGGCGAAGCTGCGCGTGCAGGTGGCGATCAGCCTGGCGGGTGCGGCATGAGCGCGAGGCGGGCCCACATCACCCAGAGCGTGACCGTCCCCTTCGGCCATCTGATCCTGCGCCTTGTGCGGCTCGACTGCGGGTCGCGCGGCTGGTCGCTGCGACCGGAGGGCTTCGAAGGCGGGCCGCCGGTGGTGAACGGCTCTCTCGACGGGCCGTCCTTCGATGCATTCGTTGCCGATCTCGAGACCGCTGTCGCGAGCCTTCGGCAGTTCCGAGATGCGACGGAGGTTGCCGTGCAGGATCGTGAGGGGCTGCCATGACGTGGCTTGATGAGGCCGATTCCGAGCCGGTGCCGCGCGTGATCATCGCCGCCACAGCGGTCGCGATGTGTCGCGGCGGGCTGGTGGAGTGCGTGGAGCTCGCGGGGCATCTGAAGATCGCGCTCTGCGCCTTTGCCGACCGGGCGCCGCCGTCGGACGTGAGTGAGGCGGCGGAAGCGGCGTGCGACCTGGTCGACGCGGTTCGGGACGGCAACGTGCCCGTCTTCGACCATCGGCGGGATCGGCTTGGACGGGCGCTGGCGCGCTACTGGGCGGCCCGAGCGCGGGACCCGACCATGGGCGGACAACGAATTCCTTCTCACGTGCCACGTGAGGGGGGCTGAGCGGGGGACCGGGGCGCAGATCCCTGCCCCCGCGAACAGAACGACAAGCAGGCGGTCCGTTCGGATCGCATCACCCGCGTTGCGGCCCGAAGAGGTCGTGCGCCGAACCTGTCGAGAGGTGTGTCGTGGCTCATGCTGCGAGAGAATACGAGTTTGCCGCTCCGGAGGGCACCAGGTTGATCGGGCCCGACGAGTGGCAACACCAGCGCTTCGGCTGGCTCGAAAGCGTTCGGCGCGACCCGGACCTGAGTGCGCAGGCGCAGATGCTTGCGCACGTCTTCGTGCTCGACTTCGCGAACAAGCATACCGTCCAGTGCGACCCGTCGATCCCGGCCCTGGAGGCGCTGACCGGGCGCTCCCGCTCGACGATCAAGCGGGCGATCTCGGAGCTTGTCGAGGCCGGATGGATGACCCGGATCACCGGTCGCGGGCGGGGCCGGGCGAGCGGGTACGGCTTCCTGACGCGGGGACGTGTCGTTGCCCTAAAAGGGTTCAAATCAGGCCCACTAAAAGGGTCGCGATCTGAACCCTTATACGGCTCTCAAAAGGGGTCAGATCAGACCCAAAAAGGGGTCAAATCCGGACCCGCCTATATAAAGGCAGAACCATGTAAAAACCATGGGGCGCGCGCGACCGCGCCGAAGCCTTCCGAAAACCCCATGGTGATCCGCGATGCCGAGCGCGCCGTCGAGCGCTTCCGGGACGGGCATGCCGATGCCCTCTCGGACCTCAGGCCGTGGATCCTGGACCACATCCTCGCCGCGAACCTTCTCACGCCGCAAGAGCGTGAGCGGTCGGGCCTTTGCTGAGAAAGGGACGGACGATGACCGACGAGCAGACCTCGAAGACCGAGACCAAGCGGGACCGGGTGCGCCGCCTGCTGATCGACCCGCTGACCGAGCACGGCTTTCGCAAGCCCGGCGGCGTGTCGGCCGAGCGCCACGCGAAGTTCCTGAGGGATCTCGCCGACGAGCTGAGCCACATGCACGATGAGAAGCTCGAGGATCTCCGCGCTGCGCTCAGGTATCGCGGCGAGGGCAAGGACCGGCGGGGCTGGCCGCGCATGGCGACGATCATGCCGCTGGCCGAGGCGGCGCAGCCGCGCCCGCTCGAGGAGGTTCCGGCGCTGACCCGCTGGTTCCGGAGCGCTGCCGGCGCCGAGGCCCATCGTGAGAACCGCCTGCTGGCCGAGTTCCGGTTCTGGGAGAAGTTCAAGCGTCCGCCGCTCAAGGATGGCGAAAAGCGCATGGTCCGCGAGAAGGCGCGCGAGCTCGACAGCGACTACCGCGTTCGCGCGGACCGGGAACGCCGCGGTGTAGCGAGCGACGATGATCTGCAGTGGCTTGCCTGGCATCGGCGGGACGAGGCGCGCGCCTTGGCACTGCTGCCGGAGGGCGTGGAATGAGCGCGCTCGGTTCGAACGGGAAGCGGACATCGGGCGAGGCGGTCCGTCCCTACCTCGGTCTCCGCGTTGGCGATGCGGTCCCGACTGAGGGCAGTTCGGTTGCCATCTTCGACCGAGGCGAAAGCGCCTGGTACGCGCTGCTCTGCCGGCCGCAGCAGGAACGCCATGCGGAAAGCTGGCTGGCGGCGCGCGGCGTCTATGCCTTCCATCCCGTCACCTCGCGTCGGACCCGGATGCGGGGGAAGCTCCGGGAATACGAGCGCCGGTACTTGCCTGGATACGTCTTCGCGCGCTTCGACGGCATCCCCATCCCGCACCGCGTGCTAAGCTCGCCGTTTCTCACCGGCGCGCTCTGCCGGTCGGATGGTCAATGGGGTGTGCTCGGGCCCAAGCGCCTGGCCGCACTCCACGAGATGCGTGCGCGGGATCTGCGGCAAGAGGACGAGCGGCAGGAGCAGAAGCGGCGGGCTGCAGCGGCAGGGCGCGTGCGGGCCGGGGATCGGGCCATGTTCCGGGCGGGACCGTTCGAGGGTATGCCATGCGAGGTGGTCGAGATCGACACCGTTGGCGGGGTCAAGGTGCGCTTCGACCTGTTCGGTCGTGAGAATTCCGTCACCACCACGGGCGAGACGCTCGTGGGGCTTGCGGTGGGGAGCAGCACATAGCGCGCTCCCCGCCGCACGCGGCCCATAGCCGCCCTTCGTGCCAGGTGCCGCGGATGACTGGTGTCAGACCGGAAGCGGAGGGTCCAGCGCAGCGATCCACGCTGAGTTGGTGCCGTGCGTCAACGACGATACAGACACACATCGTGGTATTCTGTTGGTTTACCTATTTGAAGGAGTGCGCCAATGCATGATATTTACGCAGTCGACCTCAAGGCTTGAAAGTCGATTGTACAATTCCCAGTCTTGCGTAAAGACTCTAACCTTCTCTTTCCTCAGTCGAGGAACACATGAGATAATTGCTGCATCGGCAAGCCCAACTTCCATATATTCAACGATTTTAACAACCTCGATACTAGGCAGATATATCTCTTCAAGGCTAAGGATGTAGGCACTCAAGGCACTCGCGGCATTTTTAACCGCTTGTTGTTGCCCTGATCCCAAATGATTAGAAGCTTCGGTCAGAACATTCGGCAATGAAATATGATTACTCAAATCTTCAATCTCTGCGACGAGCCTCTGGAACATTTTTAGATTATGATTTTTAGTCTTACCCGTCCCAACAAGATCAGGCTGCACAGAACCACACAGGAACAGGACCAGTGGCCCGCTATCCAGCAATACAGACCCCAAGGTTCAATCCATCTTCTTGAAGCTGCCCTCGTTCCCTAAGTGGATATGCCGCACCTCTCGAACCGTTTTTACGGTTTTGCTACCAAATCCAGACAGGGCTGCCATGGCTCCGGCAGTGGCTGGCTCAGATGTCTCCTGACGTTTCCCATCGAAGCCAATCGAGACAATCCATCCATCTTCTTCTGGCTCCAGACCTTCTAACAGTACACCGTCCAATCGATTGCCGCGGTTCACAAACCTATCAAAATAATCGAACGCTTTCTCAACGATCGCATCCACATCCATTTCCTGCCGTTCTTCCGCCATGAACATAGCCCTTAACCCGAAAATATGGACGCAGTTAGGTCATCTGAAATGACAGTGCCGCAGCGCCCGTTCCCGAAACATCTCTCCCCCGTGAGGATTGTTCAAGGGCACTCTTCGGTTGCACGTCGTAATAATGCCACAGCGTCCGGTTCCTGCGCATCTCAGCTATCCGTGCGCGGCGCAGCCAACGGCAGCTCTCCGCCCTTCGTGTCGGCGCCTGGCGTCAAACCGCGGCAAGCACGGAGGTCTGCTCAGCGCTGCCTGTGCGGCAGCTTCGGACGCTGGCCAGCGGCTCGCGATCCATGCCATCCGGCGATCGGGAGTTGACAGCACGGCGGTGCGATTCCTATGTTCGCCGGAACAGGCCTCATTCTCCGAGTGCTCTCCCGCGGAGGGACAGATACCGGAGAGGGTGGGCGGCGAGGATGGGTTGAACGCCACGTCCGACACGCCTTCACTGTGTCCCGAGCCTCGCCATCGTGCGGGGCTTTTTCGTTTTCAAGCTGTGGGCATGGATCTGTTCATCATGCCGGAAGCGGTGCCCCGCCATGCGTAAGCTCTGCGCCGCCCCTGGCTGCGAAGAGATCGCACTGCCAGGCAGGCCGCGCTGCGCGGTTCACCAGGCGGAGCAGGATGGCAGGCGCGCGGCGCAGAAGGCGGCGGCGCAGGCCACGCCGCACGCGGCGGCTGCGCGGGCGCTCTATGCCGATCCGCGCTGGAAGGTGGCGGCGCGGCGGTTCCTCGACCGGCATCCGCTCTGCGTCGATTGCGGCGAGCTGGGCGTGGTCGAGCCCGCGACGGACGTCGACCACGTGGTGCCGCACAAGGGCGACCGAGTCCTGTTCTGGGACCGGTCGAACTGGCAGGCGCTCTGCCACCGGTGCCACAGCCGGAAGACGGCGCGCGAGGTCTGGCACGGGGACCGGGGGTAGGTCAAAAATCCCGGCCGGACGGCGCAAACCGACGCCCCAACCTTTCTTTCCGCACCGGCGGAATTGAGCAAAAAAGCCCACCTTGAGCAGGACAGGAGATTGGTCATGAAGGGACGCAAGCCGACCCTCGACAATGTCGTGCCCATGCGCGGCGATGCCCCGAAGCCGGTGCCCGAGCCGCACGACCTGATGTCCGACGGCGCCAAGAAGGTCTGGCAGGAGCTGGCGCCGGAGCTGGTGCGGATGGACCGGCTGAAGCCGCATTACGAGCACATGTTCGTGGCTTACTGCGAGTCGGCCTCGGACGTGATCGAGCTCACCAGCAACATCGTGCTCGAGGGCCGCACCTATTCGGTGGCGACCCGCAACGGGGTGCAGCAGAAGAAGACGGCGAACTGGCAGGCGCGACAGGATGCGCTGGCCAACATGCGCCAGCTGGGCGCGCTCTTCGGCCTCTCGCCGGTCGATGACGCGCGGCTGGCGACCGGAGGACAGGGGGATCTCTTCGAGGAGCTCCTGCGCGGGATCCGTGGAGGCAATTGATCATCCCGTCAGCCGCTACGCGCTCGACGTGATCGAAGGCGAGGTGGTGGTGGGGCCTCTGGTGCGCATGGCCTGCGAGCGGCACCTGATGGATCTCGAGACCGGCGCGGATCGCGGCCTGGTCTTCGACACCGAAGCCGCCGACATGGTGATCCGCTTTGCCAAGGTGCTGCGCCACACCACGGGGCCGATGGCCGGCGCCGAGCTGGCGCTGCAGCCCTGGCAGGTGTTCCGGCACGGGTCCGTGTTTGGCTGGAAGCATGCCGAGACCGGGCTGCGGCGGTTCCGCGCGACCTATCACCAGGTGGCGAAGAAGAACGGCAAGACCACGGACACGGCGGTGCCGATGCTCTTCACCCAGCTCTTCGACGGCGAGGGCGCGCCGCAGGGCTATTGCGCGGCGACGACGCGAGACCAGGCGGGGCTGCTCTTCAACGAGATCAAGCGGATGATCCGCGGCTCGCCGGCGCTCTCGTCGCTGCTCGACGTGTTCAAGACGCAGATCCAGTCGCCGCGCACCAACGGCTACATCGCCGCGCTCAGCCGCGACGGCAACAGCGCCGACGGCATCAACCCGCACTTCGCCGCCCGCGACGAGGTGCACCGCTGGACCGACAGGGAGCTCGCCGACGTGGTCACCAACTCGATGATCGCCCGCGCCCAGCCGATCGACTGGGCGATCACCACCGCCGGCGCCGACCGCGCCAGCCTCTGCGGCGAGATCCGCACCTATGCCGAGCGGGTGCTGCGCGGCGACGTGCGCGACGACGCCTTCTTCGGCTTCGTGGCCGAGCCCCCCGAGGATGCCGACCCCTCGGACCCGCTGACCTGGGCGATGGCGAACCCCAATCTCGGTGTGGCCTTCACCGAGACCGACTTCCGGCGCATCCACGACGAGGCACAGGCGATCCGGGGCAAGATGCCGAACTTCCGCCGGCTGCACCTCAACCTCTGGACCGAGGGCGCGCAGAGCTGGATCGGCCGCGATGTCTGGGACCGGGGGCTGGCGACCGCGCCCTTCGAT